ACCCCAAAAATGGGTCTAGCCCAGATTTTGATTGGAGGTATTTAGATACATCTAATGATTTAATTTGTCCTTGGTATACAGTTGATACTTTATTGTGGTTAGATTCTATTCATTTAAGTGACAAATCTGTTTTTGAATATGGTTGCGGATTGTCTTCTTATTGGTGGCAAAAGAAAACAAAAAAATGGAACGGTGTAGATGACAGTAGAATTTGGGCAGAACCTTGCGGTTGTACAATAAAAACAGATTTAACAAATTATGTTGAAAGTTGCACAGATACTTATGATATTGTAGTAGTCGATGGCAGTTGGAGAAATGAATGCATAAAACACGCATTAACAAAAATAAATAAAAATGGCTATCTAATTGTAGATAATTGGAATCAAGCATCAGTTGATATGCCAGAAAGTTTTTGGAAACCATCAACCGAATTGCTATTTAATTACAAAAAGTGCATTTATAAAGAACCAAAACATGAAGATTGGAAAACCGCAGTATTTTTTATAGAATAAATGAAAGAAAAACTTTATGAAAATTGTAGTAACGGGTGGTTGTGGATTTATAGGATCAAATCTTGTAGATGAATTGATCAGACAAGAACATAATGTTATTGTTATTGATGATCTTTCTTCTGATGCTCATGATCGGTTTTATTTTAATCCAAAGGCAAGTTATTATCATTACAATGTTGTAAATGATAATCTTGTAAATGGTGTATTTGAACGACATGAACCGGATTATGCGTTTCATTTAGCAGCCGAAGCACGTATACAAAATTGTATATTAGATCCAAGTAGAGCGTTGGATATTAACACACTTGGTACTCAAAACATATTAAGTGCAGCAAAAAAAGTAAACACCAAGAGAGTGATTTTTTCTAGCACATCTGCAATATATGGTTTATCTTCTTTAGCAACACAAAAAGAAACAGATCAACCTGATTGTTTAAATGCTTATTCATATTCTAAATGGTTTTCTGAAGGATTGTGCAAAATGTATTCTAATTTATATGATTTAGATACCGTTTGTTTTAGATACTTTAATGTGTATGGTCCAAGACAACCAAAAAGAGGTTCGTATGCTCCAGTAATTGGAGTATTCTCCAGACAAAAAAAAGCAAATCAACTAATGACAATTGTAGGAGATGGTTTACAAACCAGAGATTATATTCATGTATCTGATGTGGTTGCTGCAAATATTGCTGCTATGAATCACTTAGATAAATTGAATGCTAAAGTGATGAATGTTGGTACTGGTACATATTATTCTGTATTAGAACTTGCAAAAATGATAGGTGGCGAGTATACTTACATCGCACCGCGTTCTGGTGAAGCGCGACATACTTGTGCAAACATTCAAACAATCAAAGAGACTTTAAATTGGCAACCAACCAAATCTCTTAAGAACTATATGGAGAACAGAGAATATGATACTTGAATCTGGTGAATTAAATATTCAAAATGAAATTGAAAAGATAATTAAAAAGAAGAATTGTTCTTATATGGATGCAGTTTTACAAATTTGTGAATTGCACAATATAGATCCTTCTTATATTGCCAAGCATTTGTCAAAACCAATTGTTGAAAAGATTAAAGCCGAAGCACAGTCATTAAACTTCCTGCCCAAATCTTCTCGACTTCCTATTTGACTTTGCTACATACTACGGTTATAATACTTCGTATATCTGTCACACTTTAATACTTCGTACACGAAAGGATACAAATGTCATTTAAAGATTTAAAGAAGAAGTCCACCGATCTGTCAAAGATCACCCAAGAGTTGGATAAGTTGAACAAGGGTGGTGCAGAGTCGTATAAGGACGACCGGTTCTGGAAGCCTGAACTGGATCAAGCATCAAATGGTTTTGCAGTAATTCGATTCCTACCGGTCGTTGACGGCGAGGATGTTCCTTGGGCGCGCGTGTTTAGTCACGGGTTCCAAGGCAAGGGTGGATGGTTCATTGAGAACTGCCCAACGACTCTGGGTAAGAAGTGCCCAGTGTGTGAAGCAAACAATGAACTTTGGAACAGCGGTATTGAGGACGACAAGACTGTTGCGCGTGATCGTAAGCGCAAGTTGAGTTATGTTGCTAATGTGTATGTTGTTTCAGATCCAAAGCATCCCGAGAATGAGGGTAAGGTGTTTCTTTTCAAGTTCGGTAAGAAGATCTTTGATAAGATCATGGAGAAGATTCAACCCGAATTCCCAGATGATTCTCCTGTCAATGTATTTGATTTTTGGCAAGGTGCAAACTTTAAGTTGAAGATTCGCAAGGTTGCGGGTTATATCAACTACGACAAGAGTGAATTTGAAGAGCCAACTCCGCTTCTTGGTGGTGATGATGCAAAGTTGGAAGCACTTTGGAAGAAGCAGTATGCTCTTAAGGAGTTCACGAATCCTGAGAACTTCAAGTCTTATGACGAACTAAAGTCAAAGATGGAATCAGTTCTAAAGGGTGGCACTGAAGGTAAGGCAAAGACTGCTGAGGAAATGGAAGAGATTGAGGATGCAGAACAACGTTTTGGTTCTGGTCCTAAGTCAAAACCCGCCCCAAAGATGCCAGAAAAGAAGTCTAAGATGGAAGACGACGGAGAGGAAGAGGATGCTCTTTCCTACTTTGAGAAGTTGGCCAAGGAAGACTAAAAACTTTATAATTAGGGTGTGATTTGGAGAAGACGGTGTAACAACCGTCTTTTCTTTTTAACTATTAATACCCATTCTGGCACCATGTGCATCAGCAGATAACATAGCATTCAGAACACTTTCAGAAGGTTGACTAAATGGCATACTGGTTTCTACACTACCAGAACCACCGCCGGCAACAGTATTATAGTAATAATTGTTTACTATAGTTGGTTGTGTTGTTTTTTGTTGTGGTAATTGTTGTTGGGGTGAATATTGAGCCAATATATCTGCATCTTCTTTATCATAAATCCAATCAAAACCAGCATCTCTTGTCATAGTATACATTTTAATTTGTTCATCCGATGGTTGATTAGATGATTGCAATTGTGCAGCATCAGATGTCATAGAACTAGACGAAATTGGTGAAGTAATTGGTTCCGGAATAGAAGCAACAGAAGAAGCAAATCCTTCAGGTGTTGGTATGTTTGTTGGAGCTCCAACTGTAGCAGAACTCATCATTGATGCTGCGGGTGAAGTTGCCGCTGTCGATGCAATACCGGATGCTTGTTGTTCTTTTTTACTAATTGCTTCATTATTTTTTTGTATTTCACTTTCAATTTCTTTGGCTTTAGAATTGTCTCCCATATAAAACGATTCAAAAATGTATTCGCCCAAACCCTTAGCAGGCGACCATCCAGTTAACCATTCTGTACCCCAATCTAATGCTCCGATAGTAGAACCAACAACTCCTCCAGCCAATGTTCCAACACCCGGAAAAACTGAACCTAAAATTGCGCCTATTGTTGGATAGCCCAAACTTCTTACAATTTCTACCCAGTGTTCTTTTCCTTGTTGTTCAAATTCCTCATCGGATATTTGTTTTGTTTCACGTTGATTTAGTAGGTTTACAAATTCATTAATAGAATATGCACCAATACCAGCATCTATTAATAAAGATATTGGTCCTAAAAATCTAGAAAGTCCTCTTGAACCCGCTTTTGCTGCTACCTCAGCCCCTTCTGTGGCAACTTTTGCAGCACTTGCGCCTCCTTTTGCTGCTACCTCAGCCCCTTCTGTGACAACTTTTGCAGCACTTGCGCCTCCTTTTGCTGCTACCTCAGCCCCTTCTGTGGCAACTTTTGCAGCATCTGTGCCCATTTCTGCTGCGATTCCCGTACCAGTATAACGCAAATCTTTGCCAATATTTAACATGTCTTTTACTTTTGATGCAGCAGTTACTGCAACACCGCCAGTTTTTGCCGATGCACCGGCTGCTTTTGCAGTCTTTGCTGCTGCAATTTCCGCCTTAACTGAAGCGGGCACTAATTTATTTAATACTGGTATTTTATTTAATATTGCATATATTGGTTTTAATAATTTTCCAAATTTTGCCAGCAA